TCTATGATGCAGCTGCTGCTCTTGACGAGAAGGGTGTATCTGGTGACGGACGTGTCGCCGTATTGAACCCACGTCAATACTATGAATTGATCCAAGCTGTTGGATCTAATGGTCTTGTGAACCGTGACGCTCAGGGCACTGCTCTGCAGTCCGGTCAGGGTATCATCGAGATTGCTGGTATCAAGATCTTCAAGTCCATGAACATCCCGTTCTTGGGTAAGTATGGTACTGCTTATGGTGGCACCACTGGTCAAACCAGCCCTGGTAACACAGGTTCTTTCGTTGGTGAAACCCTGGAAGATGCCTCCGGCGCTTCTACCGGTATCAACAATGATTATGGTACTGCTGCTGAAGTTGGTTCTAAGTCCTGTGGCTTGATCTTCCAAAAGGAAGCAGCCGGTATGGTCGAAGCAATTGGTCCACAGGTGCAAGTCACCAGTGGAGACGTATCCGTGGTCTACCAAGGCGACGTGATGCTGGGTCGTCTCGCCTGTGGCGCTGACTACCTGAACCCTGCTGCAGCCGTTGAGCTGTATGTAGGTGCTACTGCTCCTTCTGCATTCTGATATTTATTTCGGGAGTCCTTTCGGGGGCTCCTTTTTTTTAACTCCTTATTGAGAATAAGAATCAATGACATTTCCTACCACTAATGCAACACAGGAGCTTCCTGCAGTAAATCAAATTTTGCAGTCATGTGGTCAAGCGCCTGTTACTACCCTAGATCAAACCAACCCGGACGTTGCGATTGCCTATCAGACTTTACTCGAAGTCTCTAGGGAAGTACAGGCTGAGGGGTGGTCATTTAATAAGGAGTTTCATTATGATATGACTCCTGATACTAATAACGAAATCCTTATCCCTAATAATATTTTACAGATTGACCTGACGGATAACTCTGCTAACATGGATAAAGATGTAATCAGACGTAGTGGTAAGCTTTATGACAAAGCTAATCATACCTATACGTTTACTGAGAAGGTAGAGTGTGATATCACCTGGTTGTTTGACTGGGTTGATCTCCCTGTACCTGTTGCTGACTTTATTACAGCACGTGCCGCTACCATTGTTTCTAGTCGTATTGTTGGAGACGGTAATCAATACCAAATCCTACAACAAAAAGAAGCTTTTGCTAGAGCTATGGCAATGGAGTATGAGTGTAATCAGGGTGACTATACATACTTTGGTCATTCAGGTAACACAAATAGATATACAAGTTACAAACCGTACAACGTACTTTATCGATAAATGGTTGCAGTTACTCAACGGATCGGAAGCTACCTTGGTGGCGTATCAAAACAATCAGATGACAAAATGTTGCCAGGTCAAGTCCGTGAGTGCTACAACGGATTTCCTGATGCAACATATGGTCTAACTAAACGACCAGGTTTTAAACATATCGTTAACCTAGGCACTGGTACCACCTATGATGATGGTAAGTGGTTCTATATTAAACGTGATGACGACGAGGAATACGTAGGTGTTATCAAAGGAAACACAATTAACCTTTGGAATGCAGTTAGTGGTAATCCTTGTACTGTTACGTACGGCACTGGCGCTCAGTCTTATCTAAATGGTACTAAGACAAACTACAAAATTATTACCGTACAGGATACCTCTATTGTTATTAACAGTAATTTCACTGTAACTGCACAAGCAGCTCCTACGTTTAATCCCCACCGTGTAGGAAGTGTTGAAGTTCAATACGTAACCTCTTCAACTACCTATGAAATTGAAATTACAATCAACAGTGTAACTAAAACTGCTACTTATACAACTCCTAGCTCTGCTGATGTTGATACGATTCTAACTAATTTAGAATCTGACATTAACGCTATGACTGGTGACCACGCTCAACTTACTGTTACTAGGCTTGCTAACTCTTTGGAGATTGTTAGCACCATTAACATGGATATCCATGCTAAAGGTGGTATTGATAACAAAGGTTTGACTGTTGTTGAGGATGAAGTAGCTAGCGTTTCTGAATTACCTTTCAAATCAGTACAAAATCGTATAGTTAAGATTGTCAACACTAACTCTAGTGCTGATACTTACTGGGCTAAATTTGTAGCACATGACGGTATATCTGGCGAAGGTTATTGGGAAGAAACTAGAGACCCTGGTGTTTCAGCTGGTCTTAACAACGCTACACTTCCCCATGAACTTATCAACACTGCAGTAGATACGTTTACTTTCAAACAACTTACGTATGAAGATCGTTTGGTTGGTGATGATGAGACAAACTCACATCCTAGCTTTATAAACGAAAAGATTACTGCAGGATTCTTTCATAACAATAGGCTTGGTTTCTTATCTAAGGATAACGTAATCATGAGTCAGTCTGGTGACTTTTTTAATTTTTATTTTAAATCAGCTCAGACTACTATTGAATCTGATCCTATTGATATTAGCTGTTCATCTATCAAACCTACTGCCCTACACGCTGCACTACCTACGGCTCAGGGTGTTGTACTATTCTCTGAAAACCAACAGTTTGTGATGTTTGCTGACGCTGGTGTGCTTACACCTGCACTAGCTACTATCCGGACACTCTCTAATTATGAGATGGATCGGAAAATTGACCCTGTTGATGCGGGTACTAACCTTAACTTTATCACTAAAACACCAGGTTACTCTCGTATATTTAGTATGGTCACTAGGGGTCAACAAGACAACCCTCAAGTGCTGGACTTGTCTAGAGTTGTTAAGGAATGGATTTCACCTGATATTGATCAGCTGATTTCTAGCCCTCAAAACTCAATGATTGCGATGGCTGGTCAGTCATTAAATGAGGTTTTCCTCTTCCGTTATTATAACGATGGTAAAGAAAACCTGATGGAAGCCTGGACTAGCTGGTTAATGCCTGGTACCGTACAGTTTATTGAGACTAACTCTGATGATATGTACGCTGTTACTAAACAAGGTAACCAGTTTGTGTTGTCTAAAGCTGCACTAAGTCAAAGCCCTGAACAAGCTATTATTGTCAACAACCAAGGTCAAAAGGTTAACCCTAGTGTAGACTTATATGCAACTGCATCTAGTGTTGTCTACGATCCAACTACTGAAATTTCTAAGTGCTACCTACCTTACAATGATGTAGTTACCTTGACACCTATTATTGTTATTAAAGGTAATACAAGTTCTGGTTCATTTGTTGAATCAGGTTTTACTGTTACACCCGAACGTGGTAGTGACGGTACTGGTCCTTTCTTTAGTGTAGCTAAGAAAGACTTAAGTAGTGTTGCATCTGATGTTATTGTAGGTTTTAAATACAACTTAGATGTTGAACTACCTAGAACTTACTATAGACCTGATCCTAATGTAACAGATTTTACTGCTAACCTTACTATTGCACGTATGAAGTTTGCTGTTGGTTTGTCTGGTATGATGAGCTTTAAACTACAGCAGACTGGTAGATTACCTTTTGAACTTGAGTTTACTGGTGATGGTTCTACTACTACCTATACGTTTAATAAGCGTGACCTGAATTATGTAGATAGGTCTGATGTTTTAGTAACTGTTAATGGTGTTAATCAAACTGGATTTAGTTTTACTAACGACACAACGGTTGTCTTTAGCTCAGCACCTGCTAATAATGCAAAGATCAAGTTCTTTATTAAAGACTGGTTCAGTGTACAGCCTACAATTGAGGCTAACACATATCTAGCTAATGATGTACCGCTTGATAATGAAAACGTGTTTACTATCCCTATCCATCAACGTACAGAAAACTTTAGATTAAAAATGTTTAATAACTCACCGTTTCCGGTAGCAATAAATGCTATGATGTGGGAAGGTAAATACACACCACGTTTCTATAGGAGGTCTTAATTATGCCACTAACTTGGCTGGCAGGGGGTGCAATTCTTGGTGGTGTCAGTAGCTTTTTTGGTGCACAGAGTAGCAACCGTCAAAACAAAGAAGCAGCGAAACGCCAAAATGAATATCAAAACAAAGTTTATGAGTTTAAATATGGAGAGATAGGTACCGACGAAATTGGTGGAGAAACTCTACGGCAATATGATTTTGCGGTAGAAGGTCTTGAAATCACAAAACAGAATAACGAGATCAACCTTCAGTTTCAAGAGTACCAGTCGGTTCAGCGTTATAACTATGACATGGGTATTCGTGCTTACGAATTTGCCCAAGCTAATCGTTTATATGATCAGTCAGTCTCTACTGCATTGCAGCGGCAAA